CACAAGTAACTACAGCATTTGTACAGCAGTATTCTGCTAACATTCAAATGCTATCTCAACAAATGGGATCGTTATTAAGAGACAAAGTTCGTCTTGAATCTGTTGTTGGAAAAAATGCTTTCTTTGACCAAGTAGGGAAAGTAACTGCTGTTTTAAAAACTAGCAGACATTCTGACACTCCACAGATCGACACTCCGCATGCTAGAAGAAGAGTATCTCTTGCGGATTACGAATTTGCGGATTTAATAGATCAACAAGATAAAGTGAGACTCTTAATAGACCCGACTTCATCTTATGCTCAAGCTGCTGCTATGGCAATGGGTAGAGCTATGGATGACGTGGTAATCAGTGCCGCTACAGGAACTGCATTTACTGGCGAAACAGGATCAACTTCAACTGTATTACCTTCTGCACAGAAGATTACAGAAAGTGGTACTGATGGTTTAACTATTGCGAAGTTAAGAACTGCAAAAGAAAAGTTCGACTTAGCAAGTGTAGACCCATCAATCGCTAGATTTATCGTGGTATCCCCAAGACAAATCACTGATCTATTAGGTACAACTGAAGTAACAAGTTCAGATTTCAACACTGTTAAAGCATTAGCAAATGGTGAAATCAACTCGTTCTTAGGTTTTAACTTTATAGTATCAAACAGACTATCTATTGCATCTTCTAAAAGATCATGTATCGCATTTGCACAAGATGGTATTACATTAGCAGTTGGTAAAGATGTTCAA